CAGGTCATTATCTGGCGACTAGAAGGAGTCGAGTATCATAAACAAATGACTTTAAAAAATATGCAGTATTACATAAAAGAAGGAAGCTTAGTTCTGCCCGACCTTGAAAGCTACGGACCTTCCAACCTTGACCATATCGATCTGTGATATGGTCACACCATCACCACCACCACCACCACCACCAAAACAGGATAAATAATCATGCCTAATAGCGCACCAAAACACACACATATCATTGACGTACTTGTACAATCAACCACAAAGAATCGAAAGACGGGAAACGTCCCCACTATAATCGTAGGTCAAAATATAAATGAGATAAAAAAATCTTGTCTCGATTCGGGCTGTCCTCTACTCTCTGAAAAGATGGGAGGAGCTGGACAGTATAAGAAGCACGGACTGAAACCCTGTTATGCACATGCTTCATCAGTATCATGGGCTACAAAATCAATATTGAAAGCTATCGATAAGGGTAGCAAGACAATAAAAGACTATTCAATCCGTGAAGGATTCAGAAGGTCATCACGTCATGCCAAGTTCTTTCGATTGTCCTCTATCGGTGATTGTTCTTCATTGTCACGAAAGGTTATCAACAAACTTGTGAACACTGGAAAAGAGTACAACCTCAAACCATTGGGATACACAGCAGGTTGGAGACAACGACCCGACCTAAAGGATATAGTACTCGCATCTAATATCACAATGGAAGATGCAGATAAAGCAGTATCGCAAGGCTGGCGTGCTACTTGTCAAGTCCCGAAAGGAACAAAGAAAAGATTCCTCACTCCTGCAGGGAACGAAGGAATCATATGTCCAGAACAAACCCAAAAGAACGCCACGCCACGAAACAAAATAACGTGTAACAGCTGCGGGCTATGCAGTGAAGGTAACCAACACAAAACCCGATTTAAAGTAATCGGATTTATCAACCACTAACAGGAGAACACACCATGAAAAAACTTATCAAAAGAATAAATACAGTAAACTCTCTTATCCGATTCGCAATCGATAACGATCTAACCGTCACATCCTATTTCGGCAGCAGCTGGCCGACTCTCATGACCTTCGAAAGAGAGATATCTATCTCTCCTGCTGGTAGAGTCGTAACTGTGCAATGGTTGGACGGGTACGAAAAGGACAGACTGTCCAACAACAAATACAAGACAGGCTCGGAAGATGATATCGAAGATCTATATAGCGATCTCCGATACATCTCAGCAGCCATCCGTAACAACCCAGAATACAAGGCGCGCGCATAGCGCGCAAGGAGAGAACATGCACTTTATAGTCACAGCACATTTCAACGGCGTAAAATACGAAGCACGTGAGTATCTCTACAAACCCAAAGCACAACCAAAAGCACAAGGCGCGCGCATAGCGCGCAAGGAAAAAAACACCATGCCCAAAATAATCCGAATCAAGGACGAGCACAGCTCCTCCAAGATACACTGCTACAAGTTCTACTATTGCGGGCACGTGTACTACAACCAAGGATATGCAACAAATGACACATATCGACACTCTTGGAAAAGGCTACTAAAGACAATCGGCCACAACGGATACCGGAAGTATTACAACCAAGCTATTGAGATATTAAAGGAGAACACACCATGAAAAAAGTTAAGCTCATGGCCTATCGTCGCACACTCCATCCGGACAAGCTCTGTCCGGATGGAGTGAAGCGCAGTTTTTACACATACCGAATCGCTTTTCAAAATGGAAAGGGCAAGATCTACCATGCATCTGTGCTGTATTGGTACAAGCGGGACGAGCACAGTGTATCATGCTGCAGCTGTCCCGCCTGGGACTACAAGCGGGTATGCTACCACCGACAAGCGATCATGCAAGATCCAAAACTACAAGCACTCATCCAAGGAGACAAGCAATGAGACAAGCACTACCACCCTGGCTACCAGTGATACCCGAGTCCTATCACAAGGACGACGATCTGTACGAGGCAGAGCAACACGCGATGATCTCGTACTTCGAGACAAGCGAGTACTTTCTCGAGCGATTGACACAAGAGATCGACCGCTTCTCTGTCATCGCGATGACGATCTGGATGCGAACACACCCAGTACAAGAGCAATACCGACAAGCGATTGCAGACCGAGACGAGCTACAAGGACAAGTACTGTCCTTGATACAAGCGCAGCCCAGATACAAGGACTTTATCTGTCCAGTAACCATGCCCATTATATCATCCATGATAACATCTATTAACCCACAGGAGACAACATGTACACCATCGAAGTGACTACATACTACTATAACAACACGACAACACAACGAATGCTGTATCGATTCGACTCTTTCGAGTCGGCACATCTTTACCTGACCAAAGAGCTGGAGCTGGAGCCACTTCCATCACATTTTCCAGACGAGTATATCAGGAGTGGAGAATACCGATTCTCGCACAACGAGTATGCAAGGCCTACCTACAAAATAGTAAAGGAGACAACATGAGAACAATATTGATACAGTATCACTCCGGACAGAGACAAGTGATTACAGACTCAACAGACAGCCTGCTCGATTTTCTTTTGATGGAGATAGATAACATTATTTCCGCAGAAGATATACAACACATTAACAACACAAACGACGTGAAAGCCATCAGACATAGACTCGGGCTTACACAGAAGCAGCTCGCAGAGAAGATCGGAGTATCATCTACAACCATTATAAGATGGGAAAAAAATGTACACGGAGTCTCAAAAGATAACTTTAAAAAACTACAAAGCCTGTCACAAATGGAGACAACATGAGAACTACAGAAGAAGAAGCACTGGCCTATATCCTCCGCAAGACATTTGTCTTGTTGGGGGTGGTCTGGCCATACAATACAATCCAAGAGCTGGACGTGGAAGTCAAGAGAGATAAGCACGACAGGATGATTGTGCTGCTGACAATCGACGAGCTGATACAAGCAATCGAGATCGAGCCGGCAGACTATCTCAATGATACCCGGGCAGACCAAGACATCCTGTACAACAAGGTCCTGCACACACTGTCCGACCAGCTGCAAGACAAGCACGACTGGAGTTAACATGACTATCTATATCCTAATGATTGCATGGGAACCATCGCTGCATGGTGTTGAGTACACGCCTTTCTTTCAAGAGGACAAGGCATACGCACACCTAGTCAACCGACTCGTGGAAGAGAACATCATCAGCCATGGGGACCTGGCATTCCAATCTATCCAACAGCTAACCGATTCCCATGGTATCTCATGGGATGTAACCGTCTCGAAAATGGAGGAGACATGCCCAAAAAACTGAAGACATACCCAATGAGTATGGACCCAGAAGTATACAAGCTGGTGCGCGCTATCGCAGAAGCCCAGTCAATCACGATGAAGGAAGTGTTTCGCGTTGCGCTCGGGCTGTATGTAGCCCACAACGTACACGCTTTCGACATCATAAAGAAAGGGGATAAGCCACCACAGCCTATCCCCAACACCATAACAACCAGCCAAAGACAGGATAAGAACAATGACTAGCAATAACACCATAACACAATACCTCAGCACAAGCAACACCATCGCAGCAGAAGATATGAGATTCGATGCATCTCTGCACAAAGCACCAGACGTTGGATGGTACCGAACGAACAAGCTAGACTACTGCACAATCGTGCTAGGATTTAACTTGCATGGATTACCACATCGTATGATACACGATCTGTCCGTGACTACCAAAGGAAGCAAGACCATCGAATGCGGCAAGAACTATATCGGTCTCTTCTGCCCAGTCACATGGAATACCCGAGAGGGCAATAGAAGAATCGATGCCGTCGAATCTATCCATGCCATGGTCCTTGACATCGATGGTGTATCTACTGAGACGACAGCTGCCATTCTCTCTCGCCTCAGCCAAGTGTGCTACGTGGCATACACATCCTTCTCCCATCGCTCACCCATCAAGGATGGGAAGGATGCCTTTCGCGTGGTCATTCCCTTCACCCGTCCCTGCACACCACAAGAGTATAAGACTGTGTGGCAGGCCATGCAATCCTGCATACCAGAGAACGACATCCAAACCAAAGATCCATCAAGGCTGTGGTTTTTGCCGTCGTTCCGAATCGATCGTGCAGATTCAGCATGGAAAAGACACAACAATGGGCATGCATTGTGTGTAGATAAAATGTTACAATACAAAGCCTCACCCAAAAAGAAAGAAGACAATGGACGTATGGCTCCAAATACTACTCCTGATATTGCTCCTGCTAATCACGACAACAGCCGATACACGATAGCGCAGGTCCCTGCACACTGGCTGATACAGTGTGATATCGATGGAGATACGGTCACTCATCCCTTCTCTTGGTACATCAAGAACTGGAAGAGCCTACCCAAGAACCGGTCCGGCAATCTCCCATGCTACGCACATGGATCCGAGACACATGGCTCTGCATTCATCACACGCAAGATCGATCCGCTCACCAACATCGCACGATACCGATGCACCGAGCAGAACTCCAACCGTCGCAATCTGGACTGCATTGCTACCGATGGCGGCATCGAGATCTGCTACGGGAACCGTGGTGCCAGCTGGTCTGCACTCAAGTCACCCGACAATATCTGTGCCATGATAGTGGAGATGGGTCTGGATATCTGGGAATGTGCTGTGCGCAACAAACCATTCTATGGATCAGAGCCTCTCTCTGATTCTCTCGAGCTCGAGATCATGACACGCATCCGAAAGAAATATTTTGTCGGACGAGACATCGCACTCATCCGTGTACAGCAGGCCATACAGCTGCACGCCTCACGCAATCGAATCCATCCTATCAAAGAGTATCTTGATAGCTTGCGATGGGATGGAGAGTTTAGATTGGGCCGTCTCTTCATTGACTTCTTGAAGGCAGAGGACACACCGCTCAACCATGTGTATGCTATCAAATGGGCGATCTCTGCTGTGGCTCGTATCTACAAACCGGGCTGCAAAGTAGATACGATGACGGTTTTCAATGCACCACAGGGACATGGTAAGGGCACGTTCTATCGGATAATGGCGGGATTCTGTTGGCGTACTGGATACTCATGGTACAACAGCAGCAAGATCAACATCGGCGAGAAGGATGGAAGATCTATTCTGTCCACCGCATGGATACATGAGATGGCAGAACTTGCTAGCATGGCCAAGAAAGATGCCAACGTCATCAAGAACTTCCTTGATGAACAGTACGATACATTCAGGGGAGCATACCAGAAGCACGAGAAGAAGATAGCACGCTCGTGCGTCTTTGGCGGCTCAGCCAACAATAAGGACATGGCAATCTTCCGAGATCCAACTGGATCCAGACGATACTGGCTCATGGTGCTGCAAGGCAAGGCACACCACATGGCATACAACCCAAAAGACCTAGAAGCCATACGCGACCAGCTGTGGGCCGAGGCAGTGGCTGCATACAAAGACGGCAAAGAATGGTGGCTCACTCCTGAAGAACAGCAGCTGTCGTCCGATGAGAACAACAAGCACAAGGTCACATCGATTCACGAGACGATGGTGCAGCAATGGTTGGATGATAACCCATGCCGATATTTCACCATCAAGGAAATGATGGAAGAAGTATACACGGAAGAGCTGGACCAACCCATCGGCCCACCAAAGCGTGTACCTACTGTCGTCCGTCCGATGTCATACGAGAACTACTATCCAGATCTCCTGAAGAGACTAGATGCTGTGCTCCAGAACTCCGGCAAGGCATGCAGAAGGAATGGCAAGAACAGAAGAGGATGGTGGCAGGCACCCAAGTCGAAGCTCGAAGACATACCCATCGCAACCATCCCATAGAGATACGGTATAATCTTATCGGCCACAGCGTATATTCGTTGTGGCTTTTTTTTTATGGTGATATACTATCTCTTGACTAGACAACGGAGAGAGAATGATACCATTTCGAAAGCTGCTACACCAAGGCACAATCGCAGAGCTAGCTGTGATGGAAGAGATCAACAAGGGACGAGCAATGGAGTCTATCTACAAGCACCCACCCTTTGATTATATGCTGGCCACAATCGATGTTGGCAAGTATGATCCACATGACATCCACATCTTCTGCGCACACCTAGAAAACCTGGGACTGCACAAGCGTGACCAACAAATCTGCACAGTCGAGGTAAAGTCTGCCATGAATGGTGGCAAGTACGACACCTTCTACGCAGAGATTATACAGATAAAAACTCAAGGATACTCCGCATACCTTGTGCACCCACCAACTTGGATTGTGTATGTTGATATCCCCACCAGAAAACACTACTGGTATGATGGGAATATATTTGCCATTGCAGTAAAGGCAAGCTACAAGCACAAGTTTCAGCCCAAAAATATAAACGGAGAAGGCATTACCTTTCCCATGACAAGCGAAGAGTTTGGATACCTGGGCTCATATCGACAAAGCGATGAATGGGATGAGATCTGTGATCGATATGATGACATCATAAAAGAAAGAATAAACAAACAACAAAACCTTATCGTCTACAAAGAATGTTTATTTCTTCCTACGCTTACGTAATGATGTAGCTCTTTTACCTGCACTCTTACGAGCAATGTTCTTCCGCTTCTGAGAGCTGCTGATCTCTGATGTAGTCTTGGGTGTCTTGCTCGATACACGTTTCGATGGACGACAATACTGTTTCTTGTTGGTCTTTGCACCACAAGCCTTACCCGTTCTCGTATCAACCCACTTCTCTTTCTGCCAGCGCTTTAAGCTAGCACCCTTCTTGCTTTTGCGTACCTTGCCTTTACCCTTGCGACACTTCGCAATCGCCTGACTAGCACGAGCAGACGGGAACTTCTTGTATGATCTCTTTACTTTTTTATAGCAGCTATCCTTTGGCATTCTCAATCTCCAGGACCAATCGCTCATAATGCTTACGCAACCAACCGGGATCCTCCACCACAAGCGCATCAATATAGTCTCGTCTCCACTGACGAGCAGCAGCCCGAGGATCTTCTTTGCCCTCGAGCAGATACACAAACTCAATCCACATCATCTCATACGACACATTCTTCTGCTGTGCTATGGCTTTAAAGAACCACACAAGAGACATAACATGAGGATTATTGCGACTCTTTATCCAGCTATACACAGTGTTGGGATGTATGCCAGCTGCTTTTGCTGTGCTCTTTAAATCCCCATGCTGTAAATACATGGACAAAAACTTCTTTATGTGCATTGATTACCACCAGGACTGACGCGACCTTTGCGATATTGACGCAGCTGCTCAATCAGAAACTTACCGCAACAAGCCGTCGCTGCAAACTCTTGATGATAGTACACATCATTCCAATCCAGATCATATGTAAACAACAAGGTCTGAATATGAGTAACAAGCGCATCGAATCGAAACTTCGGACAATGGTAATCTTCAAAGTTACCAGTCACACAGATGCCAATGCTGTCTTTGTTTTCACCACGAGTATGCGCACCAGTCTTCTCAATCGGACGACCCTCTTGTATCTCACCATTATGGTCTACCACATAATGATAACCAATGCCCCACCATCCTCTATCCTTGTGCCACGAATCGATCTGCTCAACCGTAGTCTCAGGCTTGGATGCGGAATGATGCACCACTATTTTTTTAATGGTCCTCATTGCGTAGGTCCTCACCTATATCCGTAGCCAATACACCAAGGACCTCGAGCAAGTCATCAATCAGCTCTTTCTTTTCATCAGCTGTAAAACCACCCTGCGCATAGCGCACAAGCTTACCAACCAATGCAAAGATCTTTAACCAGCTCGCTGGCTCTACTGTAATCTTGGGTGCCATTATATCTCCCTGTAGCTGTAACCACGAAAAGAAGCTTTGGGTTTCTTCTGCCCACCCTTACGTGGCTTTACACTTGAGTATGCTTTCTTTTGCTTCTTACTGCTCTTCTTTGTTTTTTTGCTACCGTACATGGCACCTCCATAAATGTTAGACATATTGTTTTTGCACTGACAAGACATATATTATCTCCTTGTTCGTTTCTTTGCCGATGGATTTTTGGTTTTTTTTCCACGTGGCCACAAATCTTTACAGGCCCAATACCCAGCTGTAGTTTGATCTGACTTGGACGAGCACTTGTGTCGAGCTCGAAAACTTCTCTTTGCAGAATCAGAATAGTTGTGACCATATCCCTTGGCACCATACTTAATCAGCTTCTGTCGACCTGCTTTGCAGCCAAGCACAACCTTCTTCTTCTTCCCATATCCAGGCTCTCCTTTCCGTAAAGCACGAGGACGATTGCACTTCATTGCCTTTTTATTGATCGACTTGGGCATCCTTTATATCCTTAATGTCAGCTGACATTCCATCTAGTTTATCAGACAATCTCAACATATGATCCTGATACATCTTTCGATCGTCATCACATCGTACCATCATACCGTTTATCTGATCAACATATAACTGAGATATATACCACAAAGCAATACAAGCCAGAACCAATGCACCACCTTGACCAAGCACCAGCTCTAGTACTTTTTGTTTATTTATATTCATACATCACCTCAAAAAAAAACGGCTGACATTATTAGTATAACATCAGCCGCCCAACCCAACACAACAGATTGATTAACTATACCCAGTAGTCAACAATAATCTTTTCACCATTTGCAGGGTTTGCACCCAAGGTAATGATTGTTGCAGATCCATTGTCAGTTACAGTGTACTCGGATGAATCGGCCGGAGAAGAAGCCTTCTGCAACAGTCGTTGACCATTGCGGTATACTCGTACACCTTGAGCAAAATCAGACAGACTAGCAGCAGCAATGCGCTGAGACAGCGTAAATGTAGCAGTACTGCCATTGGGAGAAAAGTCATCCATGTATGGACGCATTCCAAACTTGGTAATGGTTACAGCGTTTGCTGCAAGCTGACCCTCACCAACTCCAAGGTCAGCTACCTTAACACCGGAGCCTGACTTGGAAAGAGTAGACCCATCAAGAGCAACAGTCAAATCAGATACAGCAGCAGAACCATTGTATGCTGACATGGAAATACCTTGACCAGCTGAAAGACTGTCAAGGTTTGCACCAAGAGCCTTACCAGAAATAGTGCTGTTTGCCAGCTTTGCATTGCTTACTGCACTGTCAGCAAGATAAATACCGTTGGCATCTTTGGTGATTGTACCACCTGTCTCTGCCTTACACTTCAGGTCAAGCTTGTTGCTGGTAAACTGAAGCCCAGGATTGGTAGCAAGATCAACAGCAATAACATCTGGATCTCCAGATGCATCAATAACAATACCGTCTCCACCAGAAAAGCTATCCGGTACTTGTGCATCAACATATGCTTTGATTGCAGCAGCTGTCGCAAGCTTAGATGCAGAAGCTGAAGATGCAAGGTTTGTTTCAAGGTCAGCAGACTTCATCTTTGCAAATGATACTGCTCCTGAGTCAAGTTTATTTTCGTTGATGATCGAATCAACCAACTGATTTCTTACAAGAGTTATAGCCATGGTTACCCCCTAGATTGTTTTGTATGTAGCTACAATGGTCGTACCGCTTTCGGGCACAAAATCCAACTGTATAGTACGGGCATTTATTACAGTCACTTCGACTCCAGTTCTCTGCCGTACTCCATTGTAATATATCACAATGCTCGAAGTATTAAAGGCATACGTAGTCACAAAGCTGTTGGTAACACCATCTATTTGTGACGATAAGTCATCTGATATATCTCCCTCACCAAATGCACCGCCATCACCAAATGCATCTATGTTCGATGATATTCCCATCACACTCTCCATGTAAGTTTTATCTGCCTGACATTCAAGCTACCAGCATCCGTCTTTATCCACACATGACTGGGCCATGTATCCGCTACATCAATCTCAATCTTTATAATGCTCGATGTCTTTGTTGCTGTTGTAATCCCCAATGACATACCAACCTGTGTATCTCCAATAATGCACATGTCACCATATGTGTCTTCTGTTATCCGAACTGTCAGTGCATTAGCACCAGACAATGTATCACCATAGATTGTCAATGCACTCAGTGTACCACCAAGTGTAGGCATAGTGTTCTGCCGCTCCCGAATAGTCGGTATGATGTCAAAAACCTGCCAGTTTGTATTGATGGGCGCATTATAATACTGTACAAGTTTTCTAGCGGTTGTCATTGCGATTCCTTATCAGCCTGATCCAATGCTCTGTTTACACGATCTAACTGATATATTATGTTCTTCTCAGCTGGCGCACCCTTAAGAGGTGTCACCAAACCTAACTGATACAATGACCATAATATAGCATTTTGTGTGTCTCCTTCAAATACTTCTCCGATTTTTCCACCTTGTATCGTTCCACTCTTCAAGTATCTACCCTCAAAAGGTACAACCTCTTCTCCCTCTGGAGTTACGATTCGATCCCCACGCTTCGATGATAACATCTCTGCCTTAGTCAAATCTCTTTTAAACCGTTGGCCAAACAATCGAACAAACAAATCATCAACAGGTATGCCTTCTTCTTTTGCCAACACATCCAAACCTTGGTTAATAAGAACACCAGCTGCTGTCAACCCAGCGGCTTGATCAATCAAATAACGTTTGTAACCTGGCAATCCTTTTTCTCCCTCTGGAAAATCATACAATACACCTGCATCAGTTTCCTCCGACCCCATCGTTAATGTTTTGCCTGGCATTTTACGCCTTGGTATCAAACCATACCGCTCAATAAAATACTCAAGATTGCCAGAAGCCTCTGCATCGTACTGTAAATAAGATGGAAATGGTGGTATTCTTCCAGATGATTTTGCACGTTCATATTGTAAAAATGGATTAGAATATGGATTTTGTTCTCTCAGATAAAACCACACTGTATCAATCAACTCCGATGCACTATTGGCTACCAACCCTGTAGAGATTATATCCAACAGCTGTATCTGAGGATTGGGAGCACCACCAAGAGTTAAAGGAATCTTATCAACTTCACCTGAAAATATATTGTACACTCTTCCCAGCTGCTGATCTGTGTAGTCATTATAATCTTCAGCCATCTGTCGATTCAATACATCTTGCGATCTCAACATTCGCAACGACAACGATGGCTTGCCTGTCATTACACCTTTATATATAGCGTTAATCTGACTGGTCATCATTGTTCTTTGAAACGCATAAAACCAAATCAGATTGGATGCATATCTTTTTTCCCCAGGAGTCAAAATACTGTAATCCAACATTGATGACTTGCCTGCTGTCAATGCTTCTTCAACAGAATAACCATTCCGCAAATACTCAACAAATGCAACACGACGTAGCTCACTATCTTGATACTTAGACAGCTGTGTAAATATATTGTTTTGCGATGTACGTGTATTCTCCAATATTTTTTTTCCTGCTTTATACCACTCCGGATGGTCACGCAACCATTTGTGCTGCGACCTATATCGATTTAAACCCTGCTCATTTATACCTAGCTCTATCAACATTGCATTTACTTCTGAGTCAAAAAACTCTGCATCAGCACGAGAGTATTCCATACCACTTTCATTGATAATACGTCGAAGCTCTCCTGCCGTATAATCTCTCTTTGCACCATCCTTTGCAAACACAACAACCTCTTCTGGTGGTGCAACCTGCAGCTTGTTGGCCGCCGATAAATCCCAAGCATAAGGCTTTCCCAGCTTCCTCATAAACATATTAAATGCTGATTTTACAGGTCGCTCTAGACCCATATCAAACGATCTGCCTATTATTCTAGCAACTGAAGGCAATCTCAAAGGAGCATTTAATACAGTACCGGAAAGAATAAATGGAGCAGTCAAACGATTAAAGCCAAAGAAGCGAGTGTTAGGTGCAAACTGACCACCAAGCATCGATGCTGTAGTCCATCGACGAAACATATTCAGCGTTCCGAATACAGTATTCAAAGCGATTTGAGTCAGTATCTCACCTCTATTTATAGTTCCTTTTACATCTTTCTTAAATGCTTGTTGTGCATATTTATTAAATGCCTGACTTTTAAACACACTCTCAAAGTATTTTGACTCTGTCATTTCAGTAATCAACTTGGCACGTTCAGCCAACTCTTGCCCATACACCAGAGCCAAGTTCTCATTGCCTATCATCTTGATTCTCGGATTGATAGACTTCAATGCTTTTGATACTGCATTGCCATTCAAGCCATACATTGTCATACGATCTGTTACTTGCTGTATCTGCTGAGCAAAAAGAGAATCAGATAATGGACCTTTACCTATACCTGTCAGCTTACCCAAGTACTCTACATTCATAGTCTTAATCATATCAGGTAATGATTCTTTTATATCTTCAACTACTTTTATTTTTGTTCCCATCAAATCTACATCAACATCTTTTTTCATACTTTCAGAAACAAGATTTTGTTGTACTCTTTCCAACACATTTTTTAATCGCTCATTTATACGATCAAAAGTTTTACTTCTGATTAAGGGAGTTTTATCTTTTTCTGCAATGATTACTGTACGCAAAAAATCATCCATGTTTATTGCAACAGTTTCTTCTAGCACCATCTTGTTTAAATACTTCTGTAAAAACTTTTCTTGAGTCGAACGAGATGTATTGACCCAAACATCTCTCATCATCCCATCAAACAAGATTTCCTTTATCTGATAAAATACTATGTTCTTTAAATCATCAGAAAAGATTTTCATCTTATCACCAGCTGCCAATGTTTCGCCAATAGTCTTTTGCACTTCTTGGCTTATTGCCTCCACCGATTCTAAACCAACCATACCCTCCTGGGTTCTTTTCATCGATAAAACAATATCAGGCTCTGTTCTGGCAAACTTTGCAATCGCTTCTTGTGTATTCTGTAGCTTCTGGATACTCATCATTTTTTGAAGAATCGGAAGAACAAAGTTCTCATCACGAGAAAATATACTCTTCTTCAGTCCATACTTTTGTAATATGTCTCCACCTGGCAATGCTCGTAATCCTTCAACAACTTCTTTTAACTTGCTAGGGTTTATAGGCTTTAGATTGTTGGGTGCAAAAAACGGCTGCTCAGGATCTTCTACAATCATTTTCAACAGCTGATCTTGTTCTCTTACAAACTCTAAAATGTTAGATGTAGATATAACTTTCTTTTGTTTTATAGCTATCTCTGGACCTACAAAAAAGTTTTTCAACACATCTTCCCACTGAGAATAACGTATAAAACCTTCCTCGTATACATCCATATAATCAACCAAATCATCAATGACTGTAGCCAAATCATCATACTCAAGGTTCTTGTAGCCTACCGTGTCTTCAATAAAATCTTTTACTTGCTTGTGCCCATACCTTTCCGATGCTGCCTGCAATGTTCTACGCTTAGCTGTTTCCTTACTTTTGGATATCTGATCTTCACGTATATCTTTGATGTACTCATCAATCTGATTGTTTATCTGAGCTTCTTCTTCACTCAGCTTTTGTAAATCTTTTATCTCAGCTTCTACTGCTGCTTTTACTTTCTTATCAAAGATTTCTTTTTGCTCTGTTGCACGTGTTGTACGTATCTCTTGTTGTTTTTCTTTACGCTTTGCTACTATCTCTTGTTGTTTTGCCAATCGTTCTTCGTAAAACTTTTTTTGCTTTGCAATCTTCTCTGCAATCTTTTGCTGCTTATTCTTTATCTTCTTTTTGCTAGACATTAAGTTAGCCAACGATGCACGCTGCTTTGTTGTCAAGTTTTGAATACTTATTTTTTGCTTCTCTACAAGTTTTGCCAAGCTCTCTTCTTGAGCCTGTGTAAGTTTTGCAAAGCTTTCTTCTTGTTGAGTTTTAATCTTTGATAAAGACTTTATCCTCTGTTGTTTTTTTTCTGCTCGTGCTTCTCGTTTCTGTTCGATTTTCTTTTGCAATCGATTCCTAAACTTTTGTTCATATGGACTGGCACCAACAAAATCTTTGCGAGCTGTAGGACTTACATCAGATATCTGTGGCTGGTCTGCACGTATCGCTACACTCTTGCGTGATGATCGTTCTAGCTCTACACCCATGTCCATATATCTTTTGCTTTGCACATTTATAACTTGTCCAACTTCATCCGGTCCCATAGCTTTGGTTGCTATTCTAAGGCTATCAATGACTTGCTTTGGTGCTGCATCCGCACCCAGCTGTACACTGCGCTCAAAGTTTTTAAAAGAAGCAGATGCAGTGTCATCAAAAAAGTTAATGGCTTTCGTAGGCAGGCCTTTTAATATCCGTATTGCATTGGCAACTGCTTTTGTTTTTATTGCAAATGTTGATTTTTTACCACGCACTTGTGGTATCAATGTATCACCTGCAACTATGCCTGCATCCGCCAGGTCTGATTGTAAACCTGCTGTACGTAATCTTGTGCCATCTAAATAATCCAAAGCCAGCTGCGCACCAACACTATCAAACAGCTCCTGCCTCTCAATAGCAGTAAACGCCTCACCTGTATCTAGCTTCTGAGCCACACTAGGAGACAGCTGCATACCATGTTGCTGCTGAAAACCTCGCAATGCTGCCAATCGATCTGGTGTAAACTCATACACCTCCTGATTATTTTCTGCTTTTGTTTTAAAATCCAATAGCTCTCGATGTTCTTCCAAATACTTTGTGTATTCTTTTGTCGGTCTACCTGTAGCTGTACGTATCTTGCTCTTGGGTACTGCAACATTATCCGATATGTATACCAAATCAACAGGCATTGTACGCAAAAGATTATCGCGAATCACCTGTGATGTACTAGAGCGTATCGCATCATACATAACATCTGGACCATTTAAAAGCTTTTCAGGCAGCTGCTCAAACACTTTGTTCTTATTCAAAACATCTAGTGATTGACGCAACCTCGTTTGTTCAGCTGCTCTTAATGGACGAATACGAGATCTTCGTAATAAAGTATTTGTCTTAGCCCATGCTGCTGTTACTGCTTTATCCTTCATGTTTGTTACAATGATTTCCACATCAGTCATAGGTATATTTCGCAACCTAGCTACAGCGATTCCACGGTTTATTAAGTCTGCTGCTACCTTGGGCTTTCCTCCTTTTTCCATAACTCGTATGGTTTCATCAGCGATTCGATTTACCCCACGCAATAATGGATCTGTACTATCATTTAATGTTACCAGAGACGGTGCATCAGACGTCTTTAAATACCTGCTGTGTGGTACTGCACGAGCCAGGCGTTCTTTTATATCATCAAGCTTTGCTGTATCAACTAGCTGAGGAGGAGCTTCAGGGTCAACTGTACGTAGTTGTTTAGTAAAATGATCACGAACCTTGCCACCTGCAATAACATCTGCACCCATTTCTGATGCTTTATATGACACCGTATGAGGATCCAACAAATCATCTACAGTTATCTTTAAGCTCGTAAGATCTTTCCCTGCCTTTGTAGACCGAAAAGATTTAAAAGCATTCTCCAATGCCTTACGCTGACCTGCAAATAATATGCCTCTAGTAACTGCCTGAGCAGGTTTTACCACTATACCAGCAGGCACTACAGGAACTGCAAACTCAGGCAACAGCGTAGTCACTGTGTTCGCAAAGCTACCCTGTACTGTTGGGTCCAATGGATTGTAGTTGGTTTCTGGAGGAAGAGACTGAGCTCCCAGCTGCGTAAATAAACCCTGACCCAATATCATATTGGTCAATGCTTGACCCAACGGACCTTTCATCTCTGTCTTTTCATAGCCTGCACCTTCCCGTGTAGCAATCGGTGCAAGTTTTTCTTTCATCGTATCCGATACAACCTGACTAACAAATGGCTGTAAGTATGTAGGTAATGCAGATGCTACTGTACCTGCAACAACAGAACGCCCTTCATCAGTCTGTGCCAAATCGTTTACCCAATCCAATGCCGGGGCTGCAAACGCTGATGTTGTATTCATCAAACGTAAACCTACAGCTAACGGTGTTTCAACAATACCACCTTCAAGATATGGAGATTCAGTTACAAACTCATCTTCAAGAGCTTTTTTACCACCTTCTCCCAAACCATATATAATGCCGTCTGGAGTAACTGGTGTCGGTGTAGTTCTACGAAAAAACTCTCCTTCTCGTTCTTTTATTGCTTCTTCTATTTCTTCCTCAGTCTTGCCTTGTTTTTTAAAAAATCTTCGAAGGTCTTCTTTTTGTTTTTTTCTTGACTCTTCTTTTATCTCTTCCATTTGTTCAGCTTGACGAGAAGTAGCAATCTGTTGTGGTTTAAATGCTTCAACAAATAACTCTGCTGATGCAGATGGAAAGATTGTTTTATCAGCTATACCTGTTTTTTCTATTAACTCATCCGCACCCAAAGATTCTAATCCAAACATGATTGCATTTTGTAACACACGATTTCCAGTTATCGCTCCTGCAATAGTTTGTTTTATCGGTAAATCTGATACGTCAAGACCCTTTGCTTTACGCAGCTGGCCTGTTCTTTTATCTCGCACAAGACCGGCTTTGGGGTCTACTATTCGAGACATGCTTTCTGAAACAAGATATGGATCACGAAATGCTTTTGTACCAAACTGAAATGGCTCCATATCTTTCTGGAACTGACGAGTTGTGTCTTGTTCTAGTTGACGTGCATCTTCAACTGTAAGTTTACGACCCAACTCTTCTTCTCGTTTCTTTACATCCTTAGGTTTTAACTCATATGGTACAGTATAATCACCATATCCACGAAGTTTACTTTCTGCTTCTGCCTGCAATCCAGGTTCTGTAAACTGAAAATCACGAGGCTCTATCTGTGTCTCAGCTGCAAGCTGGTTTTGTAACTTCTTATTCAGTACTTCATACTTAACAAAATAATCATCCAACTCTATTTCTTTCATCATCAAACGATTCTGTAAATCATTTATCTGTTGTCGTATCTCTGATGCTGTAGCCATTAGTCACCTACTACTTCTTTCCTAGTGCTTTCAATGCCTCTAAGTATTCTCTGTTGCGAGAACCGTCTTTCATTATAATCGGTGCCTTGGTTCTCTGCTGTGCCATTACTCTACTATCAAAAGCAGAAATAGCTCTCATCTGTTCTTCTGGAGAACCAAAACCTTGTTGTATACGATCAACTACAGATTGATATGTATTGTTTTGTCGAAACGTGCTATTCAATGGATCAAATGTTTCTTTGTATAATGATACACCCAACTCTTCTGGCTTACCTTTGCTTCGTAAATCCTCATCCGATTCATACGACAACCTAGCACTCTCACGTTGTGTTGCATAGAACCGTTGCTCCAATGGTGTGCCTGCATTTGCTGTCGATCTTTTCTTAGGCGATTCAAGTATCTCACCAGCTCGAGAGCGTACTTGCTCAAAGCTATCTAGCTCTGGCTGTATGCTTCTCACACGCTGTCCTTGACGCATTATATTCAGCTGGCGTTCCAATGCCAATGGGTCCAACAATCTCCGCTCCTCCAATGATATCAATGGAGTTTGTGTCCGCTCTATCTGTAGCTCTTTGTATGCATTAACTGCAGCCTCGCCTACTGTAGCAATCTCTTCCTCGGTCAGCTGAAACGGTGTATCATCATCAGCACGCAGCTGCTCAAATACTGGCTCTGCTGTTTTGCGTAAATCATCTATATACTGACGTTCCGTTGTGTCTTCTCCTGGCACTTTCTCTTGATATGCTTCCTCTATAAATGCTCGCTGCTTTTTGGGAGGTGGAATATATGGAGCCTTTAATATATCAGACTTTAATGTTTTTAAAGTAGGAGACAGTTGTTGCAGTTTTAACTGGTACTCAGCATCTTCTCTTCGTTCTATTTCTGTTTCTGGTATATCTGCAACATCTTGAAATCTTCCATTCAAATCTTTTGATTGCAATATATCTTTCATTACAGTTTCAAACTCTTCTCTTCGTTCTTCTTTGTCATCACCTATATATGACACATCAAAAGTATTCATTGCATTATTCAACACATGATACATAATGCCTGCTTTTTTATACTCTGCTCTTGTTCTATCAAACTTGTATTCTTTTTCATCCTCTTTATCTTTTAATAAACCTTGTGGAGATTTTGTTTGATCTGATGCTTGCGAAATCGCTTGGTCAATAAACCTTGTAAAGTTTTTACGGTTTAAATATGTTTTTATTAGATTTTCTGTTAGATTACCTTTACCAATCTCTTTTGATATAACATCCGACAAACCACCCAAAATACTATCTACATTGTTTGATAAAACATTATCAGAATACACAACCTCTTTGGCATGCTCCCTTGCTTTTTTATCATACGTGCGATGATTTTTTTCCAAATCATCTTCAAAACTTTTTTTCAACTTAGCACTATCAACTAAAGCTTGATACCGACGCAAAGTGTTGTCTTTCCTCCACTTATACATCGCCTGTTCATGTTTTTCATTTGCTTTTGCTATACTTTTTCGATTTGCTTGTTCAGCTGCATGTTGTCTTCGTAGATTTCTTTGCTCTGCTGCAAATGCTTTCTTTGCTATGTTTATATTGCCAGCTCGTAAATCTTTCATATTGCGTGCAAGTATCTTAAGATAATCATCATAAGACCTTTGCTCCAGCTTCAATACATCCAATGCAGCCTTACGTGCCTCTACATCTGATTGATATGTACTCAATGCTTCTTGATATGCAGTCTCCATCGCACTGTTTATTCTGCGAGTATTCGACTGCATATACATATTTACAATCTCATTTGCTACTTCATATGACATTACTCACTCCCTTCCAAAAAAAGAAAAGGGCTTAAAAGACCTTGGCTCAATATATCTTCAAGCTTTGCTGTCATAAGTTCCACAGCAGACACACCATCAAGACCCAAACCTTCTTGACGAGACATACTAAGATTTTCAACTGCCCTATAGTTTGAGTCACTTGGGTCAAGTAAAATATTAGCAGTAGATGATATAACTTCTTGATCTTCTTTGCTTGGCTTGTCCCTCTCATAAGTTTCTTCTGCAAACTTCATCTTTGCTGCAATACCACCCGCCTGTGTCAATCCTTCTCCAGCTGCACCCAACAAAGACATCACCGCTTCACGCTCCATTGCTTTGCGCTGCAACTCTTGTTGACGCATCATTGCTAGCTGTTGCTGTTGCTGCTGTGCTACAGCTGCGTCTCGTTCTGCCACTGCTCTTTGAGCCTCTGCTCTAGCAGCCTCTGATGTCTGCTTCAATGCTTGCTGCTGTCGAAACGCTGCACCTTGACCAATATCTCCTACCGCTTGACTAGCACCAAAACGAGCCAATGCTTCTCGCTCTGCCGTTTGTACCGGAGACATAACCTGGGTGCTATAAATCTGACGATCTTGATCTGACATACCAAAAGCCTCTTCAGCTTCCATACGCTCTAGCTCTTTTAAACGACGACGCTGCTCTTCAGTCAGCTTTAAATCTTCCGCTGCACCACTTGCACCTATAGCTCCAGACACACCCTTTATCAGCGATCCACCCAATCCTGATAACAGTGCCATCTCTAGTCCTGTTAATGCCATAACTTACCTCACATATAAAAACATTCTAATGATACTGACCATGATACATTTTGACATTTGCCCACTGTTGACTCTCCTGTCAATCCAATAGAGTATCCTCGCACCTGATTAGGAATATCAAATAATACCACACCATTTGTAGTATGTGTACCATCAATCAAAACATTGCCTGGGCTAGCATTTAGCTGCTCTAAAACCACATGAGGAATACTAAGATTCGAAGCAAACTTTGCATTTAAGCTTGGGCGAATATGTGTTTTACCATCAACACCATCACCATCTTTTGCGCTCTGCGATATTAAAGACCACTGAAACAAAACAGTAGCAGGACGTAAAACATCAAAAGTTATATTTGTAAATGGTATAAATGTTCTTTGAGCATCACCAGTGCTACCAGTACGATTACTTACCCATCTCGAACAATAAGATAGATTGTCAAATATTGAACCATTATTTCTACCACCAAACACACCTGATACATTTACAGATATATTGCCTGTTGGTTCATATCGACCTTCCATTATATGATGAGTGTCTATCCATTGACCCGTTGCAAAATCCGAACCTGATAGCTTGGCTTGCTTCTTTTGCATCGCATCAATATTGCTACGCACATCAGCTGCACTCGCTACCTCTGATGCTGCAAACGTTTTCGGAAATGTAATGCTCATTGATCTCTCATTATTAAATACGATAAGTTACTATTGTTGATTGTTATCTGATGAGTAGCAGCTGGGCTATCTACTAGCTCCCAAGCATTTGTTGCACTGCCTGTGACTGGTGTTGCATTATAAAAGTTCTGCACCAAACCTCTAGCCATTAATCTCAAACCATGTATCGTATAATCTTGATCTGCTTTATACCACCAACAACCATACGATGACCTATGATATGCAGTCCCCAGTGTTGGAATAGCTGTTACTCCACCAGAACCATTAGACACCAATGTAATGTGAGGCACAAATGTGCTGCCATACGTTTTGTATGTTGCCGCCCCATGAGTAGCAGGACTAACTTGTATCTCTTCAAAGCTACTCTGATTAGGCACCTGAGTATATGTACCTCCACCAGTTATATCCCACTCTAACCAAACAACCCAACATGTTGCATTGGGATTAGAGGCAAATGGAACTCCATAAGCTGTCGATACAGTATTATGATCAAACTGCCAATACACTCTCATTATATTGTTTGTTGAATACTGATTCAATACTGTAAATGTATTTATAGCTGTAGCTACATTATACGGTGGAGTTGTTGCTGTATTAGCGTGAACGATTGCTGGTGTTGTTACATTATTACTCCCAGCTGCTCGAAGAATAATACCACTTTTACCATGACCATTATTTAAATCGAACGAAGGTTGATCAATGCCCTCATTTCGAACATTATCTCCATCCATAGGAAATGCAGCATTTACTTCTGTAAACTGTTGATTCAGCTGTGTTGATGTATAACTAGATCCCCTTTTTATAGGGTCTGCATTGGTTATTCTACTCATCGCCATCTCCCAATAAACATATGCTGCATTGCCAACAAAGTAAATAAACACAGCTGATTTTCAGTCGTGCTTGCTGCAACTGACCGAGCCTGTATGGTTACTGTATTGGGAGATGCTGTTACTGGTATATCACAAATCATACGATATGTATTCACACACATTGATAGCTTATATGCTGTGCAAACTTCAACACCATCAAATAATAATCTTATTGTTACACTCTTAGGATTATCTAAAAAGAAAGTATTATTATACACATGAAACGAAAACTCCCAATGCAGCATACCATCCTTTAAATCCGATAAAGAAAACTCATCAACAGTTACCCATCCACCACCATATGTATTATAAGACAAACCTCGGAAATCACCAATCCCTGTGGTTCCTGTAGTCGGGTCTACAAAAACATTCATATCACCACGACGAAATAACTGAACATAATGAAAAGCCTTGTCCTTCTTTTCTGTTTCATCAAACTGATTTACTGGTGTCATGGTGCGATCAATCCCACCATTCAAGCTACTCTTCTGTGTATTGTATCCCTGATTAAACTGCTTGTAGTCTATTATCGCATTGTCACGAGGATACCCTTCTGTCCACTTCTTGCTCATAACTTCTTACCTTTTATGATTCGCGTGCCAGCTGCTGTATAATCAATCGCATATCCAATCACATGCATGTCTGCTGTCGTCTCTATCATAAACTGGAACCAACTGCAGGCCTTTGTATATATGTCATATCGAAGCATTGTAATCAGTGGCTCTTGCCAGCTTACTCCACTATCCAGCTGTGCAACATTGTACACAGGCTGGTCTGCAATATCAGCAGGCTGTTGACGCAATGCTTGAGATGTATGCTGGGTTGTATAATCGTAATCAGTAAAAAACTTCAATGGGATGTCTTGATCCCCACCTGTAGCCAGGTAAATATACACACCATGTATCTTCTTCTTGAGCGAAGCATCACCCATATCCAACCATGCTGACCGAAGAATAGATGTCGGGGCTGTTAAATCTACAATCGAATCTTCACGCTTTGTCTGACCTGCACATCGACGATGAGATAACACCATGACACCATGCTGATTGGTTGCTGATGCAGCTGCATCGGACATACCAAAAAGTACGTCACCTGTCGCATTTACAATCATCTGACCCATCGGGAAGTCTCTTGTTGACCAGCTCTGCTTATCTGTGTGGTACACCAAAACCATATTGTTTACAGCACTACCATCTACAGGAAACGAAAAGATTAGCTCTCGCCTCTTCTTGCTGTACACACCCGATGCTTTGGCCAAAGCATCAATGTTGACGCGTCGAAACAGATCACGTAAATGAGGTGTAACATTCTGCACATTCGGACTATCGCTGTAGTCCAAGTTTATATTTACGCTGTACACACCATCATATGATAAAAATACTACACCAAGACCTGGCACTGAAACAATCGTGTTTGTTGCAATCGTACCGATATACTGAGACAAACTCGCTGACGAAAAGTTTGGATAATCACCCTGCAATATATCAATGCTCTTCTCACGGAAAATCAATAGATGCGAAAAGTATGAGTATAATCCTGTAAGACCGCCACCCTGTCTATGGCCTAGTGTGATAAAAGAGAACGCTCCAAACTGGTCTGGTCTTGCAGGATTAGAAAAGTATAACGTCAAGTCTTCATCACGACCACCATCAAGAAACAAACAATCTTTGTACACCCCAACAAATCTTGCTTTCCTAGCAGGCATCACAACAGAGTTCGTTTCCAATGGAGCCTGAGAACCCAACGCTGTATCTGGTATGTCATCTATAAATATATCGTCTCGATTATTGGGAATCTCAGCAACAAAATAATATGTCAATGAATCATTAGCTGCATCATCAGAAAAGTTTTTAGTGCGATATATTCTTCGAGCAACAACATCTTCATTGCCTGTTGGTATCTCTACAGGCAATGCAAATCTATAAAGATTAGCTGCTGTTGTCCAAAATACAGTATTGGAAAAAGAAGATAAAGGACCCTCAGAACCTGCTGTATTTACAAAAGAGATTTTGTATCGATATTTATTTTCTTTGGTATCAACAGTTATTCCAAGGCCTTTATCTTTTACATTGTTTTTTGCAAACCAAATAGATGCTGAATCACCATTTGCTTGTAATAAAGCAGGATTTGTTTCTACATCCCAAACAACTGGAGCTGAAGGCAGTGCATCAAAACCCAATGGCAGCTCCACCAAATAGTTCGTCGAATAACTTGTACACGGCCACAAATGACTTTTGGCTGGTCTGTTGTATCCATTCACATAGATAATGTATCTGCCAAACTGAGCATACTGTGTGCCTACTTCCGACACCAATGGCTGTACTCTAGCTGTCGATAGCTCTTGTTTTTTCAACACTCCGGCAAAATCATTCAGCTGATACAGCACACCCGACTGCTCAAACAATATGCTGTCTTGCGCTCCTTGGTGGCGCTGCACATAAAACATGCTATCAACCACACTCGTCAAGAAAGGATCCCAATCATTGGCATTAACATCATACTTTTCCCAGCCAAGACGGTTTACCCAGCCGCCTGTAACTGGATCAACAGCCCAGTTTTCTAACTCAAATACACCCGATGGAGGTTGAGGAACCTGCTGAAACAATCCCTTCAGATCGATTATTTGTATATGAGTATCTTTCATTACAACCTCTTGAGCGGGGTCCACATCGGTACTGTATCAACACCACTCTCCTGCATGTAACCTTTTACCCAACGACGAGGCTTTTGTGTCAAGAATCTCTGCTCCAGCTTTATTATCTCTTCCAAATATTTTGCTCGATATATACGGCTCATTTGTGCATTATCGTGCTTATTAAAAATATCCATCAAAGACCCATAGGCCAAAACAAGATGATGACTTTGTGGTAGGTCTGGGGTATCTGTATCTTCTTGCAATCTTGCAGGTCGATATATATAACGCACCGATAGCTCATAGTCCGTGCTTTGTCTCGGATATAAACGAATCCTTTGAACATATCCGTCCGTATACGTGTACCTAGGATTATTAAGTACAAAAGCACCTGTATCAAACTCTGTTTGTGTAAAATCTATATTGTATGTTACAGCCCAATCTGGATCTCTTAAATCACCAATCTGATGTATCGCTTCAAACTGAGGCGTTGCTGCTGCATTTTTTATATAAAATCTTCTACCGTAACCAAGTTCTACCATAGCAGCAAGCATAGTTACATTTGATGTCAAAGTTAAACGTTGCGTATTATTCAAAGTAATAACGTCCGAAAAAGGACTTAATCCACTTTCTAACTCTGACTGTTGACCTGTTTTTGAATACTTTACAAAAGTATATGCCAATCGAATAGAACGATCACCTTGACCTGCTGATGTAGTAGTTACCGTTGCTGTAGGAGCAACAACAGGAGGAGAAACATAATCTGAATCCTGCATAATCCAGTAGTTCGGAATGTTTACCTCATCCAGCGGAAGATTGTAATACTCATCTTCGTACCGAGTCAAGGGTATGTATCGACCAACAGCTGTAGGAGAAATGCTCATACTGCGCTTGCCAACCTGCAAAATCGATACACAATCTTTGGGCAATCGAATATATCTTTGTTTAAACTTTATTGTTTGCGATGTAAATGTAGGAACACTTTGTGATATATAAAAAATGTTTGCTGCTGAATGTTTATATAAACATTCATATTCCACACCCTCAATCTCTACTATATTTCCTTCTATCCAATCAGGAAACGCTGTTGTTACTGTTACTACTGTTAACTTTAATGATGGATTATATACACCACTAGCAGTATAACTTGCATCAGTATATATCGGTATCTTTACTTCTTTCTGTGCAAAAGTAAAAGGCTTCTCCGAGAACAACATACGATAGGTTTCGTTGATTACATTGTCAACCTGAGCAGAATAATCCTTATTTACATTGGGATCATAGTCTGTGATGTTTGCAATGTATTCTCTTATCTCACGTAGATTCATAATGCCATCCTATAAAAATGGGGGCAAGTAATCTCACCCCCATTCAGAGAGAAACCTTATGGTTTAAAAGTTTGGAAGTACGTATACTGTAGCAACCTGAGCAGTGTCTGCTTCTGTAGCAACAGCAACAATCGGAAGAAGATCAAACTGAGCAGCACCATTTTCATCAACAGATACTTGACGAATAGCAAGCTCACCAGCAACTGTACCCGCTTGAAGAACATCTCCAGCAACAGTAGCAGCAGCAACATTCGCTTCGCAAATCCCTCGAATACACACGCGAACAGGATCTCCAATAGAAGCAGCTTCAAGAGCGATACCAACACAGAAGTAGAGTTTTGCTCCACCAGCATCAGTAGGCTTAACTTTAAGTGCTTTGTCGCTATCTGTCCCTTGTGTATAATCAAGAGAAACAGCTTGTCCTGCAGTAATATCTGCAGCAGCAACAAATACTTCTTCGATGCGTCGGTCTGACGCACTAGCAGAAGAACCTGTTGTATCAGCAGCAGCGTCTAGTCTTTGTAGTAAGTTTTGAGTAGCCATGATTTACCTCTAGTTAATGGTTGCAAATGCGTTTACAAGAATACCATGTCCGCTCAAGTTTGCTGTTGCCAGCTGCGTACGGGTCATGATGTGAGCAGCCATTGCAGCATATCCAGAAATACGCTCAAACTCGCTCATTTCAAAATAAGCATCTTTGTCAAAGTACAATGACATTAGTTTGCTGTTCAAAAAGATTGCGTCAACAGTACCGTGGTTTGCACCATCAGTTTGATATTGATTTGCAAGACCACCATAAGCAATAGCACCACCTGATTGGTTTTGCTGAGATCCAGTTGGGTATGCTGTTGCATCAATAGTATATCCAAGATTTGGCTCAACATATACCTTTGCACCATTGAACATCAGTCCCAGCTTACCAGCCATGTCGCGTTGCTCTTGCAAAGAAGTGTAACGTTCTTGGTTGAAAAGACTGTTCTTGTATAGCTCATAACAACGAGGTGACATAAGGATAATGTCAACTTCACCTTCTGGAGCATATACTTGTGTATCAATATACAGCTTACTCATGGAACGGAAAAGACGAGTTGCTTGATCAGTTACACCAGGAAACGCTGATGGACAATCAAGATACTGATTTTGGAATGTGGTTGTATAAGTAGTTTTATCCAAACCACCAACCAAACCTTCTTGATTTCCAAACGGACGAAGAGAGAACCATCCACCAGTTACTTTTGGTGAAAGAGTTTCAAGTTCGGTCAATACAGTAGAGTCACCACCAACGATTTGCTTACAGAACTCTCGTTGAAGCATACCCATAACGGACTTCAAACGCGCTTCAGCAATGTTGATAATGGCACGGTCGCCCTTGTTGGACAGCTGTTCCTTTTCAGTGATTACGACTGGAGCAGCAAAGTCACACCAGTTGTATTCGGTTTGGCGAAGGGGATCTTTAACAGCAAGATTGATTGACTCGTATCCACTGGACAGCTGAGTAATCATACTGTGTTCGGTCATGATAGCAGGGCAGTTTACCTTGCTACCACCATCACTCTCAATAACGGCTCCGTGTGAACGAATCGCATCAAGGATGGGAATATTTTTAAATGTATTGTCTACCTCACGATCTTTTAAGATACGCAGGGTCGACGCTAATATGTCTGGTTGAATGGGCATTGAAGCCTCCTACGTTTGAGTTTTACTATCGCTCTCGTATCCTCGTGAGGGGAGATGGCTTGGACGTATCCATGTGGGTTCCTCGCCTTGCGACTATGATAAGTGTATAACATTATTTCTTCTGTTTCAACAGGTGATTGTATAAATCTGATGCTGACATCTTGTCACTATTCTTTGGTACAGTAATACCTTTGTGTTGTCCTATACCCACCTTTAGCCCTGCAGCCTGTGCTGCCTGCTGAAATGCCAGCTGCTGCATCTGCTGACGCTCTGCTGTCTGGTGAGACTGCTGGCCCTTTACAATCCAGTATGCGTCCTGCAGTGTCAGGTTTTCATTTGCCAGCAATGTCTTGCGAACCTCACCCTTAAACAGCTCATCCGTCTGCAGCTCGGGATGCTGAGTCATAAATGACTGTACCTTTGCCTTGGCCTGGGCCTGCATCTGCTGTTCAGCCATAGGCTGCAATACAGACTGCAGTCTCTCTGCAACAATCCGATTTACATACCGCTCAAAAGACTGTGTGTCGTAGGGATCAAACTCTCCTGTCTCTGCCTGAGCAGCTTCTTGAATCGCTTTGTATGCAGCGTTGTCCTCGAGGTTCATTCGCAGTGCCGACAGCTTCTCTTGCTCTGCCTGTATTGCCTTGCGCTGCTCGGCTAGCTCTTGTGTCTTGCGCGTGTAATCTTTACGCAGTGATGCCATTGCTCGCTGCGCACTCTCAGGAACCTGGTCATATACCTTGTCCCATGATTCTCCTTCACGCAAGCTCTCTGGCTCTGGTTGTGATGTTCCTTCTTTTTCAGCATTGTATCGCTGCAGCAGCTGATCCACCTGACGATCATAATCGTCTTTGTATCTATCCAAAGATTGTCGAGATACATCATCTGTCTGAGTTTCTTCTACTGGAGAGACTTCTGCGGAAGTGTCCTCTACAGTATTTTCAGGGGTTTGTACTTCTGTTGTGTTGTTTTCTTCTGACATATTACATCCTACTTGCAAATAGTTCTTCGTCTGTCATCTCTCCACCTTCGGGAGTTTCGACCTGTTCTTCCACTACAGCTTCTTCTACAGGCTCTGCTGCCTGCTCTTCCGCTGCCTCGAGGAAATCTATAAACTTCTTGTCTGATACCGCTCTCTTGATCAATGCTACCAATCGTGCAACATCTTGATCCGACTCTACATCCGACAGGGACATGTCAACTGCTACACCTGCCTGCTCTGCAATCGCCATAATCGCCATTACAACCTGTACGAGCTCTGCAGGAAAAGCCTGCATATCAACAGCCTCAATCTCTAGCGGTGGCTGGTTCATGCGCTGCATAAATGCATTGACTTCAGACAATAGTGCTGACATCGCCTGGCTAGAAAACTGACCTTGCGGAATCATCATCTGCATCCCTTGGGCCTGTGCTTCATCCATTCCGGCTCCAATCTCTGCGGCCTGCATGCTTAAATCTTGTGGTATTGACATCTTATACTCCTATAAAACTTTTGCTACTTGTTGAGGACTACCCTGTACACCCTGCTCTATTGTCGCAGTCGCACTCGGTTGGTTCTGTGGTTGTTGTATCTCTTGCCCACCTTCAATGGGAGAAGATAAAAAATCTTCCGGTAAATCTAGCTTGCGTACCAGCTCTTCGAGTACCTTCTCTTGTGGCACACCCAGCTGCAGTAATAGATTGACCGCCTGAAAAAACTCTTGCTTCTTTACACTTTCTGATACAGGTGTACTCCCCGCGTCAAGCGCAAAGAACGCAAAATCACCATCCATATCTTCACTTCGTACAACTTCTGAACGACCATTCAGTACAATCACATCTGCATCATCTTTCAAAAATATCTTCATCATTGCTATGTATACCGATGCTGTATGCTCAATCATTGCATCACGCTCTCTAGCAAGACGACCAATCTCAGAAGAACTATACGATGCAAGCGCTGTAACCTCAGTCGCTGTTGCTCGTGTTGCCTGTCCCCTGGTAAACGGAGCCAACACACTACCACGCTGGAAATCCTCATTTACCTGATTGATATAAGTTTCCAGCTCTGTAGGAACCTGAGTATGCGGAACTGCCTGAATGCTTCCCTCCAAGCTCTGGCCCATCGAGAGCTCAGCCTCCACATATTCACCATCCGCACCCAGAGCAAGCTTGGCCATATCTTCATCCGAAAATACACCCTTCTTTACAATCCACTGCCGTGCAGCTCTACGCACCATGGTTGCCTGATACGTACGGATTATGTTTGTCTCCTCGACCTGTGAGTACACGCGCTTTAGCGCACTATATCCACGCAAAGGTATATCCGGCTGACGGCTAAAATACAGCGGTATAATCGGTGCAATCGGATGGTCCGCACTATCAGTAAAAGGTATCTGGTCAAACTTGGTTGTCTCACCATCTACACCTACATCAACCTCAACACCATCATACAAAAACTTCTCGCCATTCGCATAGTCAGGCGACCATACCAGCATCTTGTTGTTTACCAAATCATAGTACTCAACCACCTGAACATACTCAAATGGACTATCAACCTCAAATCCCGAATCGTTGAGCTCACTCAGGTTTATCCCCAAGTAGCTGCTATTCTGATCGTCATTGTTATCGTAGTCCAAGAACCGCACCAGCTGGTGTGTCGTATATTTTTTATTTCCATACTTGGCTTTTGCTTCTTGGTGCGTAATATAGTACCGATGCCCTACATACTTTTGCTGAACCCAGCTCGCTGCATCCACATCAACAATGCAGTCCCATGCCGCAATCGCAGAGCACGATACACGCTTAAATGGATCAGGATGATCACTGCCGTACAGCTTCAGAAAAGCACAGGGATAAATCAAAGCCAGCCGACTTACATCCTCAATCTGGCTGCGAACATTGTCAAGGAAAGCATTACACAGTGCCTGCACCTTCTCAGGATTACCCTTCCCTCTTACATCACCCTTCACAATAACTGCTGGGTTGCGGGAGAATAAGCTGGCAATGTACCCTTCAATGTACTCATACGCTCTCGTTGTCTCTATCAATACCTGATTCGAACCATAGTCATTATCCCAGTATTGTGTCATATACGCAGATCGATACTTACGTAACTCTCGCTTCTGACGTGCCCAATACTCTTCGTGTCGTCTATACAATGCTTCCGCTACTTTCGGTTTCATTCTGCCCTCTTAAATGGTAGCCGGACCATCCGCATACGATTCGCTCTCCTCGAGGAAATCATATCATCCATCCAGCTTCTCTTTGCATTTTGCACCAAATAACTCGGTATGTCAATACTACATCGGTATGCCAGTGCCAGGCTATCCGCCATGTCATCATGCATTCCTGGAGGAGCCTCGGGCGCAACCTTAAATATAGTCATCGATCGCAGCTCCATCAAGGTCGTCATGTCCATCCTTGTTATCATGTTGTTGCTAATCATCTCGCGCAATACCTCATACATCTCTATCTTGCTCTTGGCACTCGTTACCCAGTCCTTACCCTTGGGGCTCTTCCATAAGTTCTTATAGCCCCAATCTACCAGCTTATGCAACACCAAATGACCATGATTGTTTGTCTCTACCAGTACCGTAGCCTCATTGTACAGCTGGGCTACCTGTAACACATGCTCCGCAAAATCTACCGGCAAAATCGTATTGCATCGATACTGATACGCTATCTCCTTCGATGCCATAGATATGACACTGATACAGCTATAATCACCGCCAACACCACCCGCACAGTCAACTCCGATGGCATATACATCATCATCATATACATCTTCATACTTGCGCTCATTCCCGTTGAACGTCATCGATTCAATCATATCCAGATCATTCGGATCAAAATACGCACTTGTACCAAAATGGAACGCATCATCAATACACGCAGGATACTCACGCTTAAACTTATCCGACCCTAGCGTAGCTATCTGCTCTCGCCGCCACTGAAGCTGCTCATCATCCAATCCATACGCCTTCTTCAGCTGACGCTCCTCTGGGCTAAATACCATGTTGTTCGGTGCAGGCAATCGATAATGCTCATGCTGCCACCACCAAAAACATATCAGCGTCCAGCCATTATCTGGCGCACCACTACACAGCGTGTGGAAACGATCTCCAATATTGTTCGGTGTCGACTCAATGATAATCTGACCATTGCCCACCGTCGCCATTACCTGCGCCAACACCTCCTCTTGGTCAGGATAAAACGCAAACTCCGATAAGTGCGCACTGTTCAAAGTGAAACTACGTGTACCGCCACTACTCCTTGCTGTATACGATGACAACCCTGCACCCGTGTCCGCAAAAATCAAATCCGTCGTATTGTCTATGCTCGTCTCACGCTGCAGCAGCTCCGGCAAACCTCGCAAGAAACCATTGTCCATCTTGCGAAGATGCTTGCTCGACCGCTCATGAAAGCTCAGTACACCAAACTTGACCGGATCCTCCGCTGTATACGCGCGATAAAATGCATACGCCCTCAGCAACGTACTTACACCTATCTGCCTGGGCTTTATAACTATTATCTTCTGGTGCTCACTCAGCTTACGCAGCAACGTCTCTTGCTCAGGATACAGATCAAACTGCTTATACGCACCACTGTACTTATCCTGCACACGCAACAATCGAAAAAACTTGACCGGATCCTTAAATACAGGAGCCAGCTGTTTACGCTGAGACTTGCTTAATGCCACCTACTTTTCCACCAGCTTCAGAATCGCTCCA